AACCCTTTACAAAATGGCATCGGTGGTATTCTTTGATGCTTATGAAAATGTTGAAGAATACGATTGGGATTACTGCCAAAAGAAGATTGCTATTTGGAAAAAAGAACCTGTTAACGCTTTTTTTTTGCAGATGCCTTTGCAAGAATTGATGGGCTTTTTAAATGGTTACAATATCAATTTCCTGAGCTATTTTCAAGCGACCGAAACGCTGACAAAAGCACATTTGGAAGCAATCTACACCAGCTTATCGGCGGAGCAGAAAGAAGGATTTACAGCCAGGCATTTAATATCCTCTGTGAAGGAAACGCGGCAGAGTTAATTACAATACAAGGGTTCACGATAGAACAATACTACTTCTACATGAACGAAAAAGTACTAAGGGCAAAGAAACAGCAAGAACATTTCGACAATGGCAGAAAAGGCCGTAATTGAGTTAGTAGTTGACCCAAGTGGGTTAAAGCCTGGTTACGATGCCTTGAAAGCGTTGGGCCAACTCGACATACAACAACAAGAGGCATTTACCAAGGCTAATGCCGAGTTTCAGGCATCACAGCAAAAGACTACGGTAGCGGTACAGAACACCGCTAAGGCAATCCAACAGATACCAAAGGATATAATTGGTAACACTACAAAAAAAGCTGTTGATGACGTGGAAAAATCCATGAAACAGCTAGGAACTGAAACGGCGGCAGTTGCCATGAAGTCGTTATCATTGCGTCAGCAATTAAGGCAAAATACACAAGCGTTGGCAGAGTTGGAAGTACAGGGCAAGCGCAATACCAAGGAGTACCAAATACTATTGGCTACTACTGGAGAGCTAAAGGATGCCATGAGTGATACTCAACAGGCAATTGCACGTACTGGTAGCGACACAAGGAATATTGAAGGAGTGATTGGAGTAATGCAAGGCGCGACAGGAGTATTTGCAGCAGCATCAGGAGCCGCCGCGCTATTCGGTCAAGACAGTGCTGAATTACAAAAGCAACTATTGAAAGTCAATGCTGCAATGTCACTATTGCAGGGCGTTCAATCGGTTCAAAACCTACTGCAAAAGGAAAGTAGCTCCGTATTGCTGTTTAAGAATATTCAGCAAAAGATACAGAATTACTTGCTCAAAGAAAACACTACGATTACTGCCGTCAACACAGTAGCAGAAGAAGCCAATACGGTTGCAGAGGTTGAGAATACCGTTGCGCGTACAGCCAACACAACGGCGGCGGCTAATGCAACAATAGCGACTAGGATACTTAATGCGGTAATGTCGGCAAACCCTGCACTGGCTGTGGCTGCTGCTATGTTGGCACTCGCAGCAGCTATGCAGGTTGTTATTAACTGGATTGAAAAAACCAATGTCAGCTTTGAAACACAACTGGAAATGCAAAAGTTGATAATTGAGGCGGTCAAGGATTACGAAAAAAATATTATCAGCACCGCAAAGGCTGCAAATGATGCCATTCAGCTAACGATTGAACAGCGCAAAAAAGAGGGAGCTTCACTTGAGGAAATACAGGCATTGGAAAACGAGCAAGTGCAGAATAGGATTAAGGCGGCAAATGAGGTTGCATATGCCAATAGCCAACAGATAAAGGACCTGCATTTGTACCGTCAAATATTGCAGGACATCAACAAGGAAACACAAGAATATGCATCCAAGGCTAAGAGCGCAACACTGGACAAGAAGCAGGTATTGGAATTGGAGCGATTGAATATGCTGCAAAAGTTGTATCAGGACCGTATCGAAAAGACACAGGGCATAATTGATGAACAGCGCAACGCCGAAATAGCTGGATTTCAATTTGAAAAACAACTGATTGACAAGTTCTATAATGACCATATTGCCAAGGCGCAAGAGGTGTCAATCAGGGCAATAAAACTCAGCAAGCAAAGGGAGCAGGCGGAGATATCAGCAATACAAAATACCCTTAAGTTAGAGTTGCTCAATAGTGGCGAAAGTGAGGCGCAAAGGAAATTAGGCGAAGCCAAGGCACAAGAGGCAATTAAGCAGGTACGTTCTAAGTATGCCATTGACCGCCTGAACGACCAGCGCAAGGCCATTGATGCGGAATTACAGCTACAAACACAGGGCAGTCAACAGCAATTGGCATTGAAGCTATTGGATTTGTCCAAGGCGGAGCAAGCGGAACTGGCGGTACTGCACTTGACAACAAACGAGAAACTGGATATTGAAGCAAAGTACCAAAAGCAGCGTATTGATTTACAAGCTGAATACACTATGAATGTGGCATTAAGGGAACTCGCAGCACAAAAGGTGTTGATTAATGCTAAGTCGGCTATTGAAAAAGAGGGCAATAGGCAGATACTATCTGATAGTCTAGCATTAATTGACATTACACAGCAAGAGGAATTAGCCAAAGCCCGCGCCAATTATGATGAACTAAAAATATCATTTGAGCAATATGAAAGCGAATTAACCCGTATCAATGCTGATGCGCTAAATAAGCGTTACGATGCTGAAAAGGAGTTTAAGGTTAAGGAAATAGAGTTGCGTAGCACTGACATAAATACCACAGCCGACCATGAAAAGGCTGTACTTGAATTGCGTAAAAATGGGTTAACCACTGGTATATTTGCCAAGCAAAAAGCCACACAAGAGGAGTTTGATATTGAAAAACGCAGGTTACGTGCGGAAAAAGCATTGACTGACCAACAACTTACCGCAGGCGCTATCACAGTAGAGCAATACGCACAAAAGCAACGCAAGATTGACGACGACCTAGCAGCTAACAAGCAAGCTAAAGACAAACAGTCATTTGAGTTTGCCGCCAACCTTGCAAACCAAGGGTTTCAACAGGTGGCTAAGTTTGCACAAATGGCGGTACAGGCATGGCAGGAGGCTAACGATGCCTACTATCAACAAAGGATTGCCACACTTGAAAAGGCTATGAATGCGGAACTATCACTCGATAATACTTCAAACGTTCAAAAGGCGGCCATTCGAAACAAGTATCTGAAAGAGGAAAGGGAAATCAAGCTGAAGCAATGGAAGATTGACCAACAGGCCAAAGAAGTACAGGCAGGCATTAACATTGCATTGGGTATCACAAGCGCATTGGCTACATCGGGCAACATCTATGCCGGTATTGCATTGGCTGCATTGGTAGCGGCTACTGGTGCGGTTGAATTGGGTATTATCAGCAGTGCCAAGCCACCAGCATTTGCGGAAGGTGTGGTGAACTTTCAAGGCAAAGGAACGGGCAATAGTGACAGCAATGTGGCGTTAATTTCGCACGGCGAAAGCGTTATCACTGCCGATGCCACCAACAAATACGCACCCTACCTTGAAATGATGAACGCAGGTATGGAAATCCCGCAGTTCAGCGCACCTACCGTGTCAAGCGAGGTAATGAATACCTTTGTTAACCATATGCCTGAGTTTGATTACAACAAGTTTGGCGAAGTGGTTGCGGAAAAGCTGAAACAAAACCCGCAATTTCATTTGACACTTGACCAGCATGGATATAATGTCCATGTACAGAAAGGCATACACCGTACACAGGAATTGAACAACCGTATCAGCACTAAGTAAGTATGTGGATTTATACACTCATAGACTACACCACAAACCCGCTAGGGGATAGCACGGTTATTAAGGAGCCTGTGTCATGGGATAAGCTAACCATCAAGTACAACCGCGACAAGAAGTACCATGGTTTTTTCGATTTTCTTGATGATAGTTTGCAGGCGATGCAGTTCCGCAATTTTCCCGGTTCGCCAGCCTTTGACATCCTGACCAATGCCTATGATACTGATGGTGCAGCGGCAGAGGTGCACCTCAATTTATCCTATCAATGCAATCCCAGTAGCGCGGTTATTGATATGTACACAGCACGTCTTGACTTCACCCGATACAATAAAGGTGAAGGGCTGGAGGGGTGCTTTGTTGAGGTAGGCGGCATGAACGCCAGTGCCTATTTCAACTTTAAGAACCGTATTGACCAAGCCGTTAACCTCAATAGCCTAGTATCTTATGACAAGGCATTGATGGCAAACCAAAACGTACAGCAAGCCGATTTGATACGGTTACAAACGGCTTATCAAAACTTCAATGGCGCGTTTTCATCATTGGTAGGTAGCAGTACTGCCGACCTGAATAATGCCATTGCAGGCGGTGTCAATGCGGAGATATACTCAGCCTATACAATGGTTGCGTGTGTATTTGCAATACAGGCCGCAACCATAGCGGGTGCCCCTACATTGGATGGCACCAATGCCGACCTGTCACAAGCAACGTCATTCGGGTTACAGGAACAAGAGGCACCCGATGCCCCAACAGCAGCAGCAATCGCGGCGGCGGCATTGGCAATACAAACCACTATCAACGGACTTGTAAGCCCAAATACTCAGGATATTGTTGATGTGATATACGCTTACATTATTGCTAATGTGTTAGCTACTTATAACGGCGTACCAAGTACCACGGCAAGCAGCGCAACGGCGGCGCAATCGGTATTCGGGGCATATGCGGTTATCTATGCGGCTGTTATGCCTACTGGCGACTTACCTAGTTACCCTGGACTTGGTTTTGAATTGCCGCTACTGGACAAACCAATTACGTATAGCGAATATTGGACTGGTTCATTATTTAGGGATAATACATACCCTTGTTGGACATTGGGGCTGACTTCGTCTGCGATGTTTTTATGGCCTACATTTAATCTTACATGGGACGACTTGACTGGTGGTGTCAGTCAAGATGTTGAATATATTATTTATGGCAGCCCAACGTTTCCGGGTATTGTATGGACTGTGCCAACCGATAATAATTATTTATTTAGGGTTCAAATAATAGGTGAGTTTAAAGATACCGCACATAATACTGTTGATTGTACTGGTACTCCAACAGGATATGCAAGGGGTATGGGAACTTTTAACCCTCCGGGAGGTGGTTTCCCAAGTGGCGTACCGTTGGAGGTATATTTATTAGCATATTCTTCTGCTGGTATTACTTCTTTGGGAAGTTTTACCGCAGGGATATACTCAGCAGCAACGCAAACCTATTCAATAAATATTGATACATCTGTTTCAATTTCATTAACCGCTGGTAGCGATGTTAAGATTGTTTGGGGGTTTGCATATACTGACGTACCTGCTGGCAAGTCGACCAAATTTTCAATGAGTTATTCATTGTTTAACTTATACATAGGGCTTGTTACCACCTTTCCACTATCCAACGGGCAAGTATTTTTTGTCAATGAAGCATTAAGCAGGGTTGCAGAAAGTTTAACGCAAATGGATTTAAAGGTTTACAGCGACTTTTTCGGTCGTCCTGACGCCTTACCTTATGCGAGTGCTAATGATGGCTGTGGAGCGTTGGAATGTATCTCAAATGGTAGGTTTATACGTCAGGCATTGGTAGCAGCAGATGGAACGTTGGCAACCATGTCCATATCCTTTAGCGACCTATTCCGTGACCTTGATGGCATCCACAGGCTAGGGATGGGACTTGAAGATGACCCCAACCGTACAGGCTACCAATTATTGAGGGTCGAAAGTGAGGACTACTTCTACCAAAACAGCGTATTATTGACGTTGCCTAACGTGGCATTATTGAACACCGCACACGATGGGGCAAGCGACATATCAACGGTTGACCTTGGCTATCCTAACTGGCAATGTTGGAATATCAACGGGCTTGATGAATATAACACCCAGCGTAAATACAGGACTACCCTGCAATCAATAACCAACAACAAGGATATTACCTGCAAATTCGTTACTTCGGGCTACGCTATTGAGTTTACACGTAGGCAAGGTGGTGGTAGCAGCGATTGGAGATGGGATAATATGAATTTCCTTATCTGTTTGCGTAGGACATTGCCGGTACATTTACCGCCGTTTACCGATATCGCCATTGATGGGTTTAACCTTGATGCAACTACCGCGGTCAATATCCTATCCGAAAACACAGGCACCACCTACAACGCTAGGATAAGCCCTGCACGTATCGCCTTGACTTGGATAAAGGCAATTTTTAGGAGTTACCAGGATTACTTGAATGGGCAACTGGTGTACACTTGGGGTGATGGCAACTACCTTGCTAAGTTCCAACCGACCGACCCTGCGGTATGGGCCTGTGAAAGTACAGAGAACCTATTAGGTGAAAACCAGCTACTTGATTACACAGTTTTCGATAATCCTAGCGACAATTATCCGTTATTTCGAAATGAATTGGTTACATTTGAGTATCCGTTAAGTATTGACCAATTCCTGATTATCAAGGCAAACCCATATAGGTTGATAGGGTATTCGGTTAATGGCGGCGCAACACGGTACGGATGGATTGAACAAATGAGTTACGTGCCACAGATTGACGGCAGTACGCACGGGTTTATGGCTAAGTTCACATTAAGACCACAAATAGCATAATGGCAAACACACCAATAGTACCGCCTTACTCATTTCTGCAGCTTGCGGACCAAGCCAATAGCGCATGTGTGGTAGCTGTTAGTGGATGCCTGCCATTGACCGATTTTAATGGGTTGAAGTTTGAGTTGTTTTTTGATGACTACCTAGCCAGTGATTGCGGTGGCGGAGATGGCACCAGCACAATAATTTATGCCTTACCGACTAAGACACCAATCCCACTTGGTGATATGTTTCCCGATTTTGGTTCATTGCCGTTGCCAAGGGTAATAAACAACGGTGGCCAAGTTAACAATGGTATTGCATATACTACCCAAGTAGCGATGGCAATTGTTGGATTGAATACGTTTGCTGAGTTAAATGCCATATTGAACGAACACCCTATACTTGATGGTGATTGCTTTACGTGGAATATCATTATTGAGGGATTTGATAGCGAAACGGATATTATTTGCAGCCGTGAGTGCATTGGGCATAGCAATTGCTTTTACCGTGAGGATAATGCCTGCTACCTAGGTGTAGTAAATTACACCAACCGGGCAAATGCTTTTGGGTTTGAATACTTCGACAATGTAGGCACGACCAATGGCGTAACAAATACCATTACGTTACCGTTGTACTTACGCCGTCCACAAAACCCGACCAGCCAAAGTAACTACAAACTCAGCAATGGTGAAATATTGAAAACCTATTCGATTGTTGACCAAGAATGGCAGCTAGAAACGGCTAATATTGGTGCTGACTGGCACCAAAAGATTGCCGTAATGTTGGAGCATGACACAGTAAAAATAAAGAGCGAATATGCCAATGCGATAGTACCGAACCTTAACAATTTGAGTGGGTTTATTCCCATAGTAATAAGCGATAAATACGAAGCGGATTGGGGCGACTTGATGCCCCTTGTGGCACTATGCAAGGGCAAAGCAAAAGTGAAGAATGCAGTACCGATTGACATGATTAACAACAATTGTAAATAGGCGAATTTGCGATGACTAAAGGCATTTTATTACTGGCACTAGGACACGGAGACTACGGGCGCATGGCGGCTACGTTGGCTGCATCCATAAGGGAGCACAGCGACATACCTATCCACCTTGTCCACTACGGAAGGGCGCTGGGAGTATTGAGCGAAAAGGAGAAGTCCTTTTTTACGTCAATGGAAGCAATCGACCGTGATTGCATCACCAAGGACGGCAAGCAAGAAGTATTTTTTAAGGCGAAAACCTGTATCTATGACCTTTCACCATTCGAGCAAACATTGTTTCTTGACGTAGACATGATATGGTTACCGAATGGAGCACGTAACAATTCAATCAATAACCTGTTTGCCGAACTGGAAAGCGTAGAATTTGCTATGAAAAACAACGGGTGCATGGATATGTCCTCACCTGACCTATACAAGCATTCATTCCTATGGTGTTCACCAAGCGAGGTAAAGGAGGCATACGGGTTTACTGATGAATGCTATTACGACCTGCATAGTGAGCTGATATATTTCACCAAGTCGGAAGCCAATAAAGCGTATTTTGATACGGTTAAAGAGATATTTGATAAGCCTAAGTTAGCGTTAGGGGCATGGGTGCAAAAGCAAGCCAACCAGCCAAAACAGTTGATTGAATTTTCAGGCGATATACCTGACGAGCCAGCGTTTTCAATTGCTTGTGCCATCCATAAGCATTACCCACATAAATTGAAATGGGAGCCGATATATTGGGAGCCAAGCGCAAGGAATTTAAACATTGCCCAAATCAATGCAGGCTTCTATGCGTTATCAATAGGCGGCAATACTTTTACTTCAACGACACAAAACAATTACAACAACAGGGCCAAGTCGATTGGCGCAAAGTACGGGTTTAGTGCCTATCATGCACAGCCTAAGAAAAGTTGGAACAATCAAAGAACTTGGGTATGACAATTGCATTGACCCGTGAAAACCTAATCCCTTACTTCAAGGGTAAACAGAAGCACATCACTTACGAGCAATCAACTGATTTGTACAATCAGATGAAGATACACGCCAATGGCGAATGGCCCGAAAAGCTACTTGGTAAAAAGAGGCCTAATGAACCTGGCGAAATTATGCTATACCGCAAAGAGAACTTTCAACCTCTTTCAATGGCATACGTGGATAAGGTTTTTACGTCATTGGGCAAAATATTTCGGTCAGTTGACTTTATGCCCAAGTATGAGCAAAACGAAAAGTACGCCCCCAAAGGTGAGGACTTGGAAACTTACTGCGAGTACAGGTTTCCGCAAATGACAAGCCTAACGCATTGGACAAGTTCCGTATTGCTGAAAAACCAGTTAATGGATGCAAATGCGGTGGTAATGATTATGCCATTGAACGTAGCTGAGGGGGTTGCAGAAAATGAATATTACAAGCCATACCCATTTGTATTTAACAGCCCCAACGTTTACGAATACAAAGAGGGCGAGTTAGCTATATTGCTTGCTGATGAAAAGGTCAAGCTAGGCAACCAGTTAAAGCCAACTGGACAAGTATTTTACGTTGTAACCGATACTATTTTCCAACGTTGGGAGCAAGTCAATACCGACCTGCTATACTCAATGGTATGGGAGTTTGAGCATAACTGCCAATCAATGCCAGCGTTTCGAGTTAGGGGCGTGGTGTTTAAACAGATTGACGGTGCGGTGCTGTGGAATAGCCGACTATTCCCTATGGTGCCTGAATTGAACGAGGCGTTATTGAAAGAGGATGACTTACGTGCAATCTTTGCCCAACACGTACACCCACAAAAATGGGAATGGGCTAACCAAACCTGTGACGATTGCAGGGGTACTGGAACGGTGGCAATTAATAGCGTACTTGGTTTTGGCGGTACAGGTTCGGACGGCAAGCGTAACGAAACATGTAAGAAGTGCGGCGGTAACGGTTCAGTGGGTATGCCATCACCATTTGATAAGAAAGTGATAAGAGCGGCTAATGCTGGTTTACAAGAAAGCCCTGCACCGATACCACCGATGGGATATATCACGTTGCCTACCGACATTATCAAGCTATTGATGGAGAAAGCGGAACTGCACTATTACAAGGCGCTTGCAGCAATCAATTTCCAGTTCCTTGACCAAACACCATTGAACATAAGCGGCGAAGCTAAGGGCATTGATAAAGACGAATTGAATAACTTTGTTTACTCGATTGCATCCGATGTTATTTGGTGTATGGACAAAATTTACTACTATACCGCTATGTACCGTTACGGCTACAACGTGGGGTATAGCGAAGATGCGATTGAGGAGATAGTGCCCGAAGTGCCAGTACCGAATAAGTTTGATTTGTTGAGCAGCGATTATTTGGCAGAGGAGTTGAAAGTGGTACGGGATGCCAACCTATCAACATTGTTGATTAGGCAAGCAGAGATTGACTTTATGCAAAAGAAGTACGATTGCGACCCCGAAGCAAGGGAAACGCTGCGCACTATGTACGAGATTGACCCGTTGCCGGTAATGACCGATGCTGATAAAGCAAACGCCAAACTTAACGGCGGTTGCACTGATTTGGATTACGTGGTGTCCACAGGACTGCAAACATTTATAACCCGTGCGCTGGCAGAGAATGAAGATTTTAATGATTTGCCACTACAGGAGAAGTTGGCAATTATTGAAGCTATGGCACAGGAGAAATTGGATAGCATGAATGCGTCAAGCGAAGTGAAGCAAGCCGCAGCGATTAAGGTGGCCAAAGCATCAAGGACATTGCCTGCACCGCCAGCAGTTCCCGACCCTGTTATTACTGACTGATGACTGATGACCTGTTAAAAACCATAAAAGGGGCCATTGATAAACTCAATGAGGACATCCCCTATGTGCAGGAATATGCATTGAATGAGTTGATTGACCTCACTAAAACATTGGATACTAAGAATGGTATCATTGTGCCATCGGTTAAAAACCTATCCATAGTGAGCAAGATACGGGGCAAAATGGATGCCATTGTATTAACCAAGTCATATAAAAACTCAGTAAGTGATTTTCTTGCTGAATACGACCAAGTGGCGCAAATACAGAATGAGTACTTTAGGGACTTGACCGATAAATTTACGCCAGGCAAAGTGTTGGACCAGATACAGGTGCAGGCCGTTGAAGATGCAGCTAACTCATTGACAGAGGCAGGGGTAAATAGCGCGGTGGTAGACCCGATTAAACAGGTGCTTAGCCGTAACATAAACGGCGGCGGAAGCTATTCGGGATTGGTGAAGCAAATGACGGATTTGTTGAGCGATACCGAAACGACAGAGGGGTTATTGACCAAGCACGTAAAGCAAATCACCACGGATGGATTGAACCAATACAGCCGCCAATACACTCAGGTTATCAGCAGTGATTTAGGATTAAACAAATTCAGTTATGATGGGGCATTAATCAAGACTTCCCGTTGCTTTTGCCGTTCAATGGTAGGTATCCGTTACTTTACAATGGAAGATGTGCCTGATATGTTAGCAGGCAAATTCAAGAGTATGGATTGCGATATCTACGATAAGACAGGATTACCCTACGGACTTATTGAGGGTACTAATCCCGGTAATTTCCTTACTTTCCTTGGTGGGTGGGGATGTCAGCATGTTGCAATTCCTGTATTGTAAAATCAATCCTTTTATCCATTAACTCCAATTGCCTGTAAACCGCTGGCCAATCAATAGCAGAGGACTTTGATATTAATACATTAGTAGTTGGCATGGTTGTTTTTAATTGGTGATTGACCAATATCATTGATGCCTTTCCGCTCATAACTTATCGCAGTCTATTTTCCTCAAAACGGTTTGGATTGCCTCTTGACGCGAGGGCATAGTTTGCCCCTTTTTTTTCTTGCTCAAAGCGTACTGGACGCATAGCAATTTATCCCGTACTTCGTCAGGTACATTGGTGAGTAGTATATCACCTTTGGTATCTCGTTTGGCTGCCATAATATAAGCTATATAACAAAGTAAGGCATTTCATTTGACATATGCAAATAGCCACAAAAATGCTTATTATATTTGGTGTATGACAGTAGGCGAACAGTTTGGAGCATTACTTACCAAGATGGGGGTGGATGCTACCGATGCAAAGTACAAAGACTTGGTAACAATTACCGCAGCCGTACCTGATGGCGTGGATTTTACTAGTCAACTATTTACACGTAAAGAAGCGGAGCAATTGCTAAACAATGATGCTACGTTTCAATTTACCCAAAAGGGCAAACACCTTGGCGGAGTGGATAGTGCGTTGAAAGACCTACTGGATAACTTTACCGACCTTTCCCCTGCCAAAAAAGAAGCCATCCTAAACGAGCGTAACACTTACGGCAAAATTCCATTGCTGAAAGATGCGATTGCGGAAATGGTTGAACAGGCCAAAGGTGCAACTGGTGACGATAAAAAAGCATTAACCGCTAAGATTACAGAATTGAACGGCCAAATATTGGCAGCCAACGAAAGCAAGCAAACCGAAATTAAAGCATTGACCGACAAATACGAAGGTCAATTTACCAAAGCGCAAATCAAGCAGTTGCTATCTTCGTTCGAGTACCCTGACGGTACTGGATTGTCAAAAGATGACTACCTGCTATTGGCAGAAAACAAAATCAACCAGAACCTGGCAGCGAAAAAAGCTACCTACGTTCGTAATGGTGAAGATATTATACTCAAGCAACAGGATAATCCTGAACTTGAATACTTTGAAAACAACAAGGCGGTGTCATTCCCTGACTTCGTAAAAAGTACCCTGACGGAAGCCAAACTTCTAAAAGTAAATGGCGGCGGCGCTAAGCCCGCAGCGAACACTCCATCGGCTGCTAACCCAACCGATACACGTGCCCAACAGCTGAACGCAAAGCAACAGATTTTGCAAGAAGCACTAGGGAACAGAAACGTGGCACAGTTCGCAGAAGTTGCGGGTGCTGCGTCTTAACGCATAAATTCAACCCTCACACATATGGCAATTCAATTAGGATTAGGCTACGCCCCCTACTTGCTTGACACGTTGCAACACGTGGCTGGCAACGCTTACCCCGGCTTTAAAATAACCCCTACTGGCTTCTTGAAGTCAGCACTGGAAAACGAGCCATCATTGATGCTCCCTGAAATCGAAAAGAACCGACTAAGGTTGAGCACTACTTCAGGTAACATCAAGTCGATACAGCTGGCTTACAAACCACGTATCACACCTGACCAAACCAGTTCGTCTCAGGACTGTACCAACAACTTGATACCTGTATTCAATGAGATGTCTTTGGACGTTTCAGGATACCGCCAGTTTTCGTTCTACATCAGCAATGATACAGTAGCGCGTTACCCTGACGAATATGCAAAATCAATGGCAATGGGTGGCGCACCTACTGACCTAATGATGGCTAACGTACAGGAAGTAATGCACGTTATCAATGGCATTGTTGGTGCTATTGACCGTGACCTGATTGGCAAGATTGCATTCGGCAAGAACGTAGCCAACGGTAACAGCGGTAACAACACGCCAACCACGTTGAACTTCAACAAAAATGGCTTCACCTTTGACTTTTCACAAGGTATCACTGGTTTGATTGACCAGGCGATGCAGAATGAAATGTACAGCGAAGCCAACCCGCTTATCTTTGTGGGTGCAGGTAAGTTCAATGCTTACCAACAAGCGGTGCTTCGTGCCATCGGTCAAAACGGTGCAGGCTACAATGCAGCAGCATTGAACAGCGCATACAAATGGTACTATGACTTGTATTGGGAGAGTGCTTTTGGTACTGATACCATTGGCGTGTTCCAACCGGGTGCGTATGGCTTTGTTGACTTGCAAAAGTACATTGGCTTTACCGCTTTTGGGGGCAAAGACAGTTTGTACCAAACATTCCAAATCACTCTGCCAGTTGGCGACCCTAACACAGAGGATGGAACTGTTGACCTGATGACCTTCGATGCAAGGCTGATCAAAATCACTTGCCCTACTACTATTGCTAACGGCTACGGTCAAACCGTATCGGTACAAGATGGATGGCAGTTGATTATCGGTAAGAACTACGGCCTGTATCAGTTGCCTACCACCGCGGTACAATCAACTGATAGGTTGTATGGTAACAACGGTTCACTGCTTTACAAAGCAACAAATGACTGCGTAAGCTGCTAATATGAGCTTTTGCCTAAAGGATTATGTCGGTATAGACGGATGTGAGCGTACAGCCCCATTATCGGGGCTGTACGTAAACAGACTACCGGGTGTATCGCTAAAGTCCATCAAGGCACTTGCCAATGAGGAGCAAACCACATACTTAGAAGTGTGGGACAATATCCAAGATAGGGCAGAGGTTCAATTTTACGCAGATGTAACACAGGAGTTCAATAAGCGGTTTCGGTTGCGCCGGGTGGCAGATAGTGCCAATTTGGGGGACGTTCTTTCCTTTACTAGCAATACGCCAAAATCCAATCAATATAGGGGATGGACGTGTGACCTTACCTATGGTTCAAACATATGGACAAGTAGCCAATTGGCTATAATCCATGTGCAACAAATATCCCTTTACCTACTTGCGCCCGTAAGCGGTTTGGAGGTAATTATACAGGATGTTTTGAGGGGTAAAACGCTATTCACCACTACTATTGATGCGGTGGCTGGCTGGAACTATATTGACGTGGAACAGGACTATTCAACCTACCGCATATTTGTGGGTTATGATGCTACCAATGTGGACAGCGTTACCCACGTGCTACCTATCAATATTCAGAACATATTTAGCCAGTTTTTAGGCGGTTCAATATTTGGGGGTAACGGGAAAGCGTTGTTTTATGGCACTACCTACAATAGGTTGACAAACACCATAGGTCCGTACACTCAAAACACGTTTGGCATGACGGGCATTATGACTGTTGCCTGCACGTATGCTTCAATAGTGTGTAACAACAAGCGCAACTTTGCTGACGTATGGTGGTATCTGTTGGGTATCGAAATGATTACCGAGAGCCTATTTACCGACAAGATTAATAAGTGGTCAACTATCGACCGTGAAAAACGCCAGCAGCTACGTAATGAGATGCGGGCCATGTATGAGGTGAAACTGGATCAGGCTGTCAAAGGTATCAACCTGAGTACCGGCGATAATTGCCTTGAGTGTGACCAGCAGGTGCAAACGGCATGGGTAACACCATACGGCGGCCAGGGTAGAGTTGGGGGTATATTGCCATGATAGTCAGGATTAACAGCAACCTAGCGAAATCGGCTGACAGCCTAGCGGCTAAGTTGAAGTTGCTTGAACCTGGCGGGGCGATTTACGACAACATCATGCGGGCGGTATCGCTCACAATGTTATCGGCAGTAAAGCGGAGGATATACCTTGAGGGACGGGCGGCGGATGGGAGCGATATAGGACAGTATAGTACAAGGCCTATTTACATTAACCCTAAAAACAGCCCAAAGGATTTCGGCAGGCCGATTGGGAAAACCGGGAGCAAGTTTAAAACAGGTGAAAAGAAAGGACAGGACCACAAAACACGGTACTTTCCTGACGGTTATAAAGGGTTCAGGAATTCGATAGGTAGGCCGGTAAACAAAGTAAACCTATCATTGAGTGGACAGATGAATGCACAGTTTGTGGTGCTGGTGGATGGAAGTAGGTACTTTTTAGGGTGGCCCAACGGATTATATGGGGACATTGCAGAGGGGCAAGAAGGGCATTGGAGAAAGAAGATATTTAAGTTGACAGACGCGGAGTTGGCGTTATTTGGTTTGGAATTTGAAAAACAACTGATACTTGCCTTACAACAATGAAATATGCTTATTGATTAATGGCATCCTACAAAAAGGAAACCTAAGCGATAGCCGTTTCAGTGGGGCCCAGTATCACGGGTTGACATACGAAACAATTGAGAAGGATAGCAATGAAAAGGCTTTTCCCTCTGAGTATAAAAACGGGAATTTTGAACAGGTAACTGTTGACAATAATTACCCTTTAGTTCTTTGGCACAAATTACTAGGTAAGCGTTACGATAAGGTAACGGGTGAGCAACAGTTTGGCGGTCACTTATACAAGACGCGAGAAGTCACACAGGGCTATTGCGTGGTATTTGCTAACCGGGACGTAATTAGGGTAACACAGGAAAACCTTGAGGCATTGGTTGCGTTGGGATTTCCAAATGTGATTGACCCTGAATTGGTGGCACCATACCAAATGGACTACTGCGAAGTAAACCCAACCGGCAGCAGCTTGATTACTGCAGCTATTTGGGCGCAAGAGTTTAAAGGTGCGGAACTACCGATAACGCCTGAAAATTACCTAGTGCGAATTGATTACCAAGTAATAACAACATTTAGAAACAACTGTATTAAAATTTGCGATTGCTAAACCCTTAAAAACACTATATCATGGCATATACTCAATGTATTGGATTACCTGCTTACAACTGCGACCCGTGCGAGAGCGTGGAGCAAGGCAGGGTAAGGGCTTTTGCCCTAGTAAACAAAAGCTATATCGCAACGATATTGGCTAACCCTGCCGATAGCGCAACGTGGGCCGCTGGCGTTGGTAGTGGTCAAATATTTATCGTGCCTGAAAGCGGCGGTAACGTGGCATTGCCATCAGCTAAAACCGTTACTGGTTTTGGTGATACCCCTGACTTTTTCATCAACGATGAATACACCGCTACCTTGCGTGTACCAAACTACAAATCAAACTGTACGTTTTGGAACTTAGCAAAGCAAACAGTAGGTGAATGGCACTTGGTGACTAAAACCAGCAGCCAAATTCAAGTTGGTGACAAACCTTGTGTTATCACCGGCGGCGCTGAAATCAAAGATGACCTGTATAGCCAAGTGACCTGGGAAATCCAGTTCAAATGGGTATCACGTAACCTACCATGTCCGTTCAATGCTCCGGCTGACATTTTTGTCTGCCCAAACTAACCCCGGCTGACCCTTGTATGGCTAGGTGCTTAAAGGCGGTACGGTTCACAACCGTAATAGGTCAGTCGGTGTACAATTACTCCGCCATGACAGGTGATAATACCGCTATTTCGGCAACATCCGAGGTTGAGGCGGTTATGTATGGTGCAGCTAATATTGATTTGGCAGTATCACCTCCTGAGATAACCTTGGGGGCTACTGATATTACATTCAACTTTTCACCTGCCGATGTGGTGGGGGTAACAATCCTATTTTATCCATGAAAAAGCTAATCACAATATTGGCAGCCACACTCATAGCGAGTGTGGCTTTTTGCCAAGTAGACAATAACCACCATTATTATAACAAGGCATGCGTGTTTCGCGACACGTTGGTGGTAGGCGATACAGGGTTGCTACAAATCAAATACCTAAAGCCTGCTACTGGCAGCAGGTATCTTATTGTAAACCAAAAGGGCGATGTTGATAGCATAAATGGAACTGGCGGCAGTATACCCATTGACAGCCTAATGTGGACACATGATGCATCAGGCAACATTATTGAGCGCGACACCAGTAAGAATGTCGGTATAGGTACGGTTTCACCAGTGTATAAATTGGATATTGTAGGAACAACACATTGCTCTGCACCTGTTTACTTTGGTACAGGAGGACAGAATGTAAGTCAAGGAACATTTGATAACGGTACAGGTGGAAACAAAGGTATTAGCCTCAATTGTGCGGTAGGCTATGAACTTAACTGGCAGGGTGGACATTTGACTAACAATACAGGCGGTACTTTTGTACCTGTTCAAGTAGATAGTGGATTAAGTGTAACCGGTTCAATATTAACAAATACTCAACACTCTAATGGCACAGTAAGTGTTATTCAAACTGGAGACAATTTATTGGGTTTCGGTATTAAGGGTTTATCAATTACAGATAGTGCAAGTAATTATGGATATTATATAGCAACATTAGGTGGCAATCCAACGGCAGTACTTGGAAGTTTACTTGAAAATAATATTAAAGTAAATAACAGCAATATAAGAATGTCGTCTAATGATTATATTAGCATGACAGCACCTAACAATATTAGCATCAATACCGATAGCACGGCTGACATGTCCACAGCATACGGCGGCTTACATTTGCGCACCAATGCCGAAGCAGGATTAAGTATGTATGATGATGGATTAACACCTACATCAGAGGTAGGATTTTCAATGTATAATAATACAACCAACGGCCACCATGCTGACCACTTTTATTTTGATGTTGCAAGCGGGCAAGATGTTTCATTTTGTTCGGCTTGGAAAGAATTTTTAACTGGTCAGTTTGTATTTGATACTGTGGCAAAAAATTCAATGGCTTGGTATATTGATAGTACTGGTTTTAGTATTGGTAAAGCAACCGCCGGAACAAAAAAGGTAACTGATTATGGTATTTTTGTTGATACCTTAACTAATGTTGGTATTGGTACAAATACGCCTGATGCAAATTTACATGTGGTAGGAGCAACCCATTTACAACAAGATGATGGCGCTGGGAACATTTTAGAAGCCTCAATTAGTACTAATGCAACATCATTTTTAAATACTTTTGCAACCGGTCAAAAAGCTCAGATTGGCATCAACACGGCAGCATCTACTGCAATAGCCTTTATGCAAGTTTATGATGCTTCCAATAATCCTTGGTCAGCTTTAATTGACAGCACCCATTTTTATGTGGGAGCTGGTATTGGTGATGATGCAAAATTCAATGTGCAATCAAGTGGTAAGGTAGGCATAGGAACAAGTACGCCTCGATACCAACTTGACGTAAAGGGCAACACGATTATTGACAGCTCGCTATTTATCGGATTCAATGACACAATGAGTGTTAACGGATTTAATTTGTTGTCAAACCTATCGGTACAAACTGATGCACTTTCTGTTGTCGAAGTCCATTCTTATAGTGATGATGGCAGTGTATTAGGTTCTCCTTTGCTGTATTTTGCAAAATCAAGGGGAACTCATTTAGCTCCAACACCAGTATTGCAAGGCGATATTTTAGGGGGTATTTATTCAACTGGATATGATGGCAGTAAATATTCAATTGGAAGCGTTATTGAGTTTCAATCTAGCGGAATAGCAGGTGTCGACAGCCTACCAACGGATATTGTATTCGGTACCACCCGCATCGATGGCAACACGCCCGTTGAGGCTATGCGTATTAATAATGCGGGAAGCGTGGGTATAGGCACCCCAACGCCTACGGCAACACTTCAAGTAGGTGACAGCATCAATGCCGCTACATTGCGATACATTGACGGCAACCAAGCAGCAGGAAAGGTGTTGACTAGCGATGCCAATGGTAACGCATCATGGCAAGCACCGACAGGCGCAACCGTAGCCAGCGCATACCTTACTGCGCAACACGCACCAGTTACGGTCAATACATATACCCCTACGGCTGATGGTAGTTACAGAGTAGGCGGTTCAATCAACTGTAATGCTATATCAGCAATGGCACTCACTTATAAGTTGGATTGGACGGACGAAGATAATGCTGCACAAACTTACACGCTAAAAACAAGCATAAACGTAGCTGGATTTTACTCCGTACCACCCATTGATATACGTGCTAAAGGCGGCACCAGCATTACCGAAAGTATCATCATTGCAGGTGTAGGTTCAACTACGTTTGCCGTTGGCGGTACCATTACATTCTTAAACAACTAATACATACCACTATGGCACAATTTGGAGTATCACAAATAGGCAATGAAGCCCCACTGGCATACAAGAGGGCCGTCAACTTTCTAATCATGGCACAAGCCCCTATTGGTGGCTTAATCCTGACATTGAACGGGCAACACGTACTCAGCGACAAAGCCGCATTGATTACCACCGCCGTAATAGGCACGGTGGCATCATTATTAAAGCTATTGCAGCAGTTTATAGGTGCAGAACCTGCACAAACAGTAACGGATGAAACTGGCGCAACAGTAGCACCCAAGTAATACATTAAGGCAACGAAACTGTACGGGTTGGAATACGGACAGCAACATAAATTAAAGGCATTATGACAATTATGAAGGAATTGAAAACTCCGCAACCAGTATTGAGTAATTTGGCATTGGCTTACTTGACCATATCCACAACAATAATCATTGGGTTGCTTGGTGGCATCTTTAATATTATCAGAACGCAGCAGGTACAAACGGATAACATTGTTGCCGTACATTCGAAGGTCATCCAAAAACATGACGACCAAATAGTGCAATTGAGCGTAAAGAATAGCATCCCTTATAACCCAATGTGCGGAAACTAAAATAGCATTGGCAAGTAAGCATTAGGTATTTACTCCAACTAATCCCTATGGCAGCAAGTCCTATCATACCGTACTTCACTATCCATCCAAAGGGTGAAGATGAAAAAATTGAGAAGTACGTAAAAAGGATTGCAGGGCTTACTGGTTTCTCTTATGGCAGCGTTCAAAAGATATACTACCGAAACAAGAAACGAGCCACGGGAATTCCAACTATAAAGGCAGCTAATAAAACTAGCACCGTAACCGAAAGCACCACCATTACAGGCGACAAATGCACTTACGAAGGTACGTTTGACTTTCCCATCAAGACCGAAGAAGAAGCTATCAAATATTCCAAAGTTGATTTGGACAAATGGGAAGTTGACAAGGTGGTTATTAGACATTGGAGCACCACTACCAAAGATAAGGACGGGAAAGCACACGTAACCCAAAATAGTGGTGTAACACTTTTCCTAAAAAAACTTGCCCACCTATCAGCCGACAACACCAAAGCGGAAATGGTGGAATGGCTAAAGTCTATTGCCCCTGTTTACCCACCGCTTTACCATAAGTCAATCCAAGGCGAACACCTACTAGAAATAAACATTTTTGACCTCCATTTAGGTAAATTAGCATGGAGAGGCGAAACTGGTGAAGATTACGACCTAGAGATAGCCGAAAAACGCTTTTATGAAGGGCTAGAAAGCCTTATATCCAAATCAAGCCCCTACCGTATAGGAAAGATACTTTTCCCCTTTGGCAACGATTTTTTCAATGCCGATAATATGTTTAACACTACCACCGCAGGAACGCCACAAGACCAAGACGGAAGGTGGATGAAGATTTACACCAAAGGTAGGAAAATGCTACATACTGCCGCTACAATGTTGGCACAGATAGCACCTGTGGAAATGGTATTGGTTCAAGGCAACCATGACCACCAAACATCGTTTTATGTAGGCGATGCCTTGGAATGTGCTTTTGCGAACAATCCCGATGTGGCTATTGACAATAAACCTGTACTAAGAAAGTATAAAACCTTTGGAAACTGTTTGATAGGCTATACACATGGTGATGGGGCAAAGGATGCAAAACTACCCTTGTTGATGGCCCAGGAAGCAAAGGAACAATGGGCGGCAAGCAATTACAGGGAATGGCATTTAGGGCATTTTCACACACAGCAAACAAAACAGACCGCAAACGGATTGACTGTAAATACGGAAGAATACAACGGTGTTATAGTAAGGAAACTACCTAGCCTAAGCGGTACGGACGCATGGCATCACAAAATGGGCTATAAATCATTACAGGCTGCCCACGCAATGATATGGGATAAGGAGAATGGTGTTCAGGCAATTTTACACCATAACCTATGATACTACTGGCGATACTTGCTTTTTGCATTTGCGCCACAATAAGGATATTGATAATGGAGATATTTAAAAAGAGGAAATAAGCTATGCTACCAATAGAATTGCCAATCCTGTTCTTAACGGAAGAAGCAATCCAAATGGAGCAGCTAGAAATACAATATGAGGATGATTACTATGAGGAAAAGGTTACATTTTACACCATCAGCTCAATCCGACCTTCAGAGCGATATGATGGCTATTCAACGGTGGTATCTGATGGCATAGAATACATTTGCCCAATAGCTTATAATGCACTAAAAGACAGGTTGGCACAGCCTATATTTATGATAAACTTTCAATAAACACGTATGGTTTATTGTGCAAAAACAGCTATATTTGTGCGAGTAAACAAACACTATGGACGCAATAAACCCACAGCATTACAAAGGCAAGATTGAGTGTATAGAGTGCATTGAACAGCAAGGACTAGGTTATCATATCGGCAATGCATTCAAGTACATTTGGCGGGCAGGAAAAAAGGATAAAACAAAAGAGATTGAGGACTTGAACAAAGCAAAGTGGTACATTGAGCGCAGGATTAAACAACTTCAAGAAATTAACAACACCCCTGAAATTTACTGACATGATAGATAAATTTGTAAACATCGCATTGAGCAAGGTCGGCACACGAGAGGAAGGTGGCAATAACAAGGGTGCATCCATTATTGAGTTCCAAAAAGCAACATGGTTAAAACCTGACGCATGGGCGTGGTGTGCGGCATTTGTATGTTGGTGTCTGCGTGAGGCATTAACCCAATCTCCTGAATACCTAGTGGAAATGAACATTACCGATTTGGAAAAATGGCGGTGTAGGGATGCCAGTGCATTTGGATGGATTAAATGGGCAAAGGCTCACGGGTTGAAAGTATTTGAATATGCTGATGGCATTCCTACCGACTTAATTAAAGCCGGTGATATTATTGTTTACGCTTTTTCTCACATTGGTATTGCTAGTAAGGACCAGCCAGCTATTGGGGCACGTATTGATGCGATAGAGGGTAACACCAATGCAAGTGGTGCGCGAGATAGCAATACAGGCGATGCAGTATTGGCAAAAAACCGGCCAGCCAAACAAATAAAGGCGGTAATCCGTTTTGAATATGCCTAGTTGCTCCACGTGCTACTTTTATTTGGCCACATCCGGCAAGTGTGGCCGAACCGGTACGGAAAAGCCGGCAACTGGTAATTGCACCGAAACCAACACAGTAACAGGCGGCACAGGATACACCCCACTACCAGTTAAGCAATGAAGCCAAAGCCACAAAGCAAGCAAGAGTTGATGGGTGCAATAATCGCCTTTGCTGCACTTCTGTTAATCTTGCTTGCTGTGGTACATGCTAATTACAAATAATTTACTACCTTAGTGTCCTGATTTACTCACTAAAAACACAACTATGTCAATGCTAATCAACGGGGTTAACGATCCAACGGTAGACACCGCCGCCGATTTACGTGCTGAATTGGTAGCCATGTCCCCATTCCATGTTCGCCACGTATGCAGGGCCTTGGGGATTAAACCACAGCCACTACCAAGGGGCAAAGCTGCCAACATTACCGAGATACTGGCGCAACCTATTGAGAAAGCAGTTGCAGCGTACACCACGGTAAAGCTAATCATTGCCAACAACCAAAAGCTGGCACTGGGTGCATTGAAAGCCATTTACAGTTGGCTCAAGGACAATTGGGCAAAGCTAATCGGCATCAAGTCATGGCAGGATGCCATTGACATTGCTAAGGGTGAACTTGACGGCGTACTTCACTAACTTTCTTTTTCGGTTTGGTTTTGGGTAGCCCTGTGTATTGATTACACGGGGCTTTTTTGTTTCATAAACTTTCCTTATCTTTACCATAGCTATTAGGCAGTACCATACTTAACGCTCAATTTTCGCCCTGAAAATTGAGCGTTTTTAATTTTGCCATTTCTGAATTATTTACTATTTTTATAGCAGAAGGATTTTAATGCTTTTCCCTTGTGCTGCCTATAGCTAATCAGCCGAAAGAATAAGCCGAGAATAACATATTGCACATGGCAAGTCTCGCACTATCTGACTACTTGATAACGAGCACCTGACAACGTAAGATAGCCATGTACCCGCCACAGGTCGGGATACTTGATATGTATATTCTCTGACCTAATCCTTTAGCTAATAAGGATGGATTGGGTACGCTAGACTAAGGTCAGGTATAGAAGTAGGTATGTAAACTACTGAAAAACAAAAATATTTACCACTCTGAAACCCCTATAAACATTGGGAAAACAAAAATAGTTGAAAATAATTTGCAGAAATACTTGCACGGTAAATTATTTACCCCTATCTTTGATTTATTATTAAATGAAACAGAAACACAATGGACAACGAACAAATAGCATACGAAGCCGAAATTGAAAGGCTTGCTGAAATTGCAGAACGCGAGCGCAATTACGAACTGATGCAGCAAGCGGTTGAAGATGCAAGAGAACATTACCAATTCATTCACGGATAAAAACCCCAAAACAACCATGACAACCGAGCAACTACTACAACGGATACTTGACAAGTCGGCAGAGGCCGCTAATGATGATGCCATATACACATCCGCAGTCCTATTGGAACTACATGCGGAACTGCAAGCGGAATTGTTATCTGAAACTAAGCCTATCAACCTATTAGACGGTGATAACCTTTTCAACGCCATTTCTAAAATCGCAAACCCACAACCATGATAGCACTAATCCCCCAAATAGTTGACGGCGACATACCTAGGGCAGGTATCCAGTCAACTGTATTCCCTGAAAAAATGCCAACCTTCAATATGTGGTCAAGGTACGTTAACAGGCGCGTATTGAAATCGGCGGCATCACTGATGCCAGTAAAGAAAATCTATTACTTGACCCCAAAACAAATCAACTGATGGCACGTCCTAAGAACCCACCCAAAACACATGATTACGACCCTGACGATTTTATACCGGCATCCGAGGCGGTTAAGTTGTTCAAGTCAATTACCAACGTGAGCAGCTTTCAGTATCAATGCAAACAGGGCAATTTGTCATTTACTTGGGGCATGGATAGCAGCAAGCCTCACACCGACAAGTACCCCGATACCAAGGACAACCGCTGCGTAATGTACCGCGTTGCCGCAATCGAAAGGGAAGCGAAAGCATTTTTATCTAACAAAATCAAAGCCAAAGTAGCATGAAACTGACACTCCAAAAATTACGCGCCCAAAATTTTAAAGGGCATAAAGACTTGACAATTCAATTCTCCGACCTGACACAGATAGTAGGCGACAACGGTACGGGCAAAACATCGCTTGTAGACGCTTTTATGTGGCTACTCTTTGGCAAGGATAGCCAAGACCGAAAAGACTTCAACGTGAAGCCGCTGGATAGCAATAGCGAACCGTTACACCGATTGGAGTATATGGTTGAGGGATGGATTGATGCTGATGGCACCATTACCCACCTGAAACGTACTTTGATTGAGAAGTGGCAAAAGAAACGCGGCGCCACTGAGGCAGAGTTCACAGGCCATGAAACCCTATTCTTTGTCAACGATGTTCCCTACCAAGCGGGCGACTATGCCAAGTACATTGCCTCCATCATTCCCGAAGAAATGTTTAAATTGGTGACATCACCTAGCTATTTCAATTCGATGGATTGGAAGAAACGCCGGGAGGTGCTTATATCAATGGCTGGTGAAGTGGGTACTGATGTGCCTTTGTCTTTGATACCGCTTTTGAACGGCAAAACCCTTGACCAACTACGGTCCGAAATCGCCGCCAAAAAGAAGAACCTGAAAACCCAACTGGATCAGATACCTAGCAGGGTGGATGAAGTGAGTAAAGGATGCCCAACCCATGAAGATTGGGACGAGTTGGAAAGTTTGTTAGATACCGCAAGGGATTATGTAAATGTAATGGATGGTCACATAACCGACCGCACCAAGGGACAAGACGCACAGTTGAAAGAGATTGCCAATAAGCAACGCGAAAAACAGCAGTTAGAAAGCGACTTGTACCACTTGAAAAATAACCTATTCAGTAATGTACATGAGCAAAAGCAAAAGCTAACCCAACAAGTCGAAGCTGCGACCCGATACATCACCTCAGCAAAGCAGGGTATTGAGAATAACAACAAAACCATTGTTGAACGCCAGGGGGTAATTGCCGAACTTGAAAAGGAAAAGGCAGCATTGGTTACCAAGTGGCAAACTGAAAATGCAAAGGTATTCATTCCGCTTGCTGATAGCGACCTGATATGCCCAACCTGTAAGCAAGACCTGCCGGAAGATTTAGCCGTAGAAGCCAGCAACGATGCACAGGTCGCATTTAACTTGACCAAGTCTAACAACCTAAAAGCAATCGTTAACGATGGCAACGCCAAAAAAGCGGAAATACAACGCCATGAAGATGTGTGCATCAAGTTGGAGAAAGATAATGAGGCACTACATGAGGACATTGGTAACAAAATGCGCGACCAGTCGGAATGGGAAGTGCAACTATCGCAGGTACCTACCACAACCACCCCAACCACCGCAGAAACAGCCCTACAGCAGCAGATTGACGCAATCGTGATACCTACTATCCAACCCGTTGACATAAGCGACCTGCAAACCCAAAGGAAGGCCGCTAGCG